AACTATGCGAATGATCGAAGGTTCATTGACTAAGTTTTTCGCAAAACAGTTAGGCGAAAATTACTTTTTACAATTTGATTTATCTGATGTCGATGCACTCCAAGAAGATCTTCTCACAAAAGCAGATACCGCTGCTAAGATGCTGGCGGCAGGTTATACAGTGAATGAGGTGAGGGAAAAAATATGGGAACTCAAGAGAGATATTTCGCTCGATGCGGATAAGCCATATATACTTATCAAGCAACAACCACAAAATAGTTTTGGCAGTTTTGGCAGTCAGCCTCCAGCAAGTGAAAAGCCTCCAATTGTTGTTGATGATCAGGATGAAGAAACCGAGGAGCTCGAAAACAAAGCAATCGATAGTAGTGAGCTAAAGCTTAAAGCGATAATTAATGGCCGAAAGTCAGGCTGGCTAGAATCAGTGACAAAATCACTAGAAGATATAGCTGAAGGTAAGGACGGTAGAGAGTTAGAAATTATAGCACTCGAAACCCTTGTAACCCTTGCGGAGGTTGCATTGCCGATCGTTAAAGCTAATCTGGTAGAGACTAAAGCCGACATTCCTTCAAAAACTAAATTGAGAAAAAGAATTCAGGACGCCTTTGATAATTTTGAAGAGTCATGGGTAACTGAATTTGTAAAAACTTTAAATAGTTCGGTAGATCTTGGCTACGATCAGCAATTAGAATTAATTTTCAATGAAGTCGATAGGGAAAAAATAGAGGCCCTTAAGGCTAAAACGTCTAGACATCGTCGATCAATCCTAGAGGCTAGGGGTTTTAAAAGTTTTACTGAAATATCAAAAACTCACACTGATAGAATTATGCGAGAGATAATCATAGGTAGTGAACAAGGCGAGTCCATACAGGAAATTACCAATAGGGTTAAGAATACTTTTGCCGATCCTGAAAAGATGGCCGCTAAAGCGTCAACTATCGCAAGGACTGAAACCCTTACGGCTGTTAGCATCGGTCAAGCCGGTCTGTTAGAAAATGCAAAGGAAGTTATCCCAGGACTTAAAAAAGCTTGGATTAATTCAAATGATTCGAGGGTAAGGGATAGCCATTTAGACAAATCTCAAGGTGGTGTGAGCGGTGAAATTGTTGATGCTGACGAGGAATTTTCAAATGGTTTAAGATGGCCTAGAGATTTAAAAAGCGAGAATGCATCAGACGTTATAAATTGTCGCTGTACGCTAATCACATTACCACCAGGGGAAGACATATGAGCACTGCAAAAAAGAAAAAAATTGCAAAAAAACCATCTAAAAAAGTTACAACAAAGCGTCAAGCCAAAGTCATGACCGGACTGCATATGATGGGTATTGGCGATGTTAAGACAAAAGGTAACATAACCGTTATCCATGGCCTTGCTAATAAGAATGTTATCGATAGAGGCCAAGACATTATTGAAGTAGACGCATGGGACTTAGAAAATTTTAAAAAGAATCCCGTGATTTTATATAACCACGGCCTAGATCCTCAACTAGGATCTACTCCGATCGGTAAGGCTATAGAAATAAGTCCTACGAAAGATGGCTTATTTGTGAAGGTTCAGCTATCGAGCATTGATGATCCGGTTATTAATCGAATCCGTGGACTAGTCGAAGAAAGAATACTGAGAGCATTTTCAGTCGGCTTTGATCCAAAAGAATCTGATACCGATCGAGAAACAGGAGTCAAGAGTATCAAGAAGTGCGAACTTTTCGAGATCTCTATTGTAGGCGTACCAATGAATCAGGATAGTCTTTTTGAACTTTCATCAAAAATGATGGGAACCAAATCTATCAATTGCCTGAAAAAAGAAGTGCTCGAAAAAAAGGGAGCACGTTTAGCCGGTGCGGTTCATAACAGAATATTTGAAATGCAAGAGACAGGTGTTAGCCGTGAGACAATTTTAGAAAGTCTTGCAAGTCAGTCAGAGCAGGACCTAGACGTTATCATGGATGTGCTAGCAGGTAACTCGACTCCTGATGATAAAGTTATTGCGGCTCTCTCAACGGTGCTTGAAATTGGATCGGAGCATCTGGAAGAGTTGAATATGGCCGATAGAAATGTTGGTGTTAAAAAAGAGGATGAGGAAGAAATAAAAGTTGAGTCGGCAGACGAAGAAACGAACGACGAAGAAACGAACGACGAAGAAATGAAAGACGGTATTGAAAAGTCCAACGATGATGAAAATACCGATGATGATGAAATAAAGGATGAGGAACTTAAGATACTGCGAGATGATGTGTCCAAAATCATCCCAAGTCTTATAGCTCAAGGGGTTGGCCAGGATTTAGCTATATCTCAAGCTATTACGCAATGTTTAGGAGATCGGAAAATAAGACCGCCTCTTGAACTCTATAAACACTGGTTTAAGGTAGCGTCTCAACCGTTCGAAAAGCAGGCGGATCAAGGATTTCAAAGCGATCAGGTTACCCAAGCTATAGCGGCTGAAAATACCGAGGCTGAGAATAATGACTTTGGCAATCCTCAACTTGAAGCACAAAAACAAACAAACATTTTACTGGGTGCTATTGCTAATAAGATGGATTTGCTTATGGCAAAAATGGATCATATGATACCGGTTGATAAAGTTCCAGAACCTCAAATAACAGAACAATTAAATCCACAAACTGTTAATAATGAAAAAAACAATAAAAAGACATATAACAGTAATGATACAATCGAAACAATAGATGATGACTATATTGACAAATATGCCATAGTGCTAAAAAATATCAGGCAAAGACTCGATAGTCTTTCTCAATAGTTTTTTTATTATTTTGGAGAAAATTAGATGGATACAAAAGCAGAAAAATTAGAGGCAGAAACTAAGGCTATCGAAGATAGAATGTCAGCAATCGAGAGTCGATTGCTAACGTCCGATCAGGAAAAAATGAATTCAGTTACAAGTCAGGGTAATGATGCGACAACATATGTTCCTGTTGGTAATAGATATGATTCAGATGAGTCACGCTGTTTAAGAGCCTTTGGGTGTAAAAGTCCAGCCCAGCTTATCGAAGTAAATACAATGCATTCTCGCTTTAAAGATGTTCCGCTTCATCTAAAGCAGGTTGTAAGCTCATTGAAAAATGATATTGATGTTTGTCGTATGACTCAGCAAATTGTAAATGGTGAGAAACTTGATAGGGGTGATGACAACGCTCGTCCCGTTCATGTTAAGGGAATGCTTGAGAGCCGATTCGGTTCGTCTGTTCTAGCTCCACGAGTAAAAGCATTTGGCACAGGCGTTACAGGTGGTGGACTTGAGTGGGTGCCAACCGCACTTAGCGCCCAGTATATCGAGGAATACGAACTAGAGCGAAAGGTGGCTCAAATATTCCGTCAACAAAATATGACAACAAATCCCTATCAGTTGACAGTTCAAAACAATATTACAAAGGCAAGAATTCAAGCTGAATCAGGTGGACTTGCGGGCTCAAATTTCGGGACTGCTAAAATAAATTTTGATGCTACAAAGCTAACCGAGTTTATGCCTTTGTCCGAAGAACTTAACGAGGATTCAGCTCCAGATATTTTATCGGTAGTTCGATCAGAGGTTGTGGAAAGTCAAGTTCGTGCGACTGAAGCGGCTATTCTCAATGGTGACGACACGGGAACTCACTTTGACTTTGATACAGATGCAGGCGGTGCCGAACTTTCAGAAAAAGCATGGAAAGGCTTAAGACGCCTTGCTTTTGACAACTCAGGTAATGGTTCTCTTATAGATTTCACAGCCGGTGCGGTCGATCTTACAGGGTTAAGAAACATGAGAGCAGCAATGGGAAAATTCGGTGTTAACATTCGTGAGCTATCATGGGTTTTGAGTACAAAAGTTTATAACCAATTTCTATCAATTCCCGAAGTTATAACGGCCGAAAAATTTGGACCTATGGCGACTATCCTACAGGGAGCGCTTGCAGCACTTGACGGTATACCAATCATCATTAGCGAATATTCTCGTGATGATGTTTCGGCAACGGGAGCAAATACAGTAGGTGGGCCAAATACTTTTAGTACATGCCTACTTGTTAATACCCGTAGATTCTATTTCGGTGTTCGTCGTCCGATCAGAGTTAAAGCTGTAATGAACCCAACACCACCGGCTGATGAGTGGTTGGTAGCTTCTTGGTGGCGTGGCGACTTCAAAGGTCACGTA